ATTAACAAAGTTTTATCATTTAAGATTACAACAGCCCCTCCCTTTATTTTTTTTAATTTTTTTTAACTCATACTCCAAATGATCAATTGCTTTACTAATACATTCAACACCCTCATCATCATGTTTTCTTTTACAACGCAATATATATGTTACAGCATTGCCTAAATCATAAGACAAATCAAACTCATGTATAACGTCAATTGCTTTCATACCATCCAACCCAATGTAATAACATGGAGTTTTATCAATAGGCTTATTCCTATCGCATTCATAATAATGTTTACTTTTTTCTTTCATAATTTTTTATTCCTTTTCTATATTCAACAGATTCTTTAGCTGATTTTTTATTGTGGCAGCTATTACACAATGTTTGTAAGTTAGAATGATGCAGCATTGAGCCACCTAATGTTATTGGCTTTATATGGTCCACCATTTGCCCTCCAGTTGTTCTACCTTCTCTTGTGCATTGTTCACATAATGGATTAGCTTTTATATAAAACTTTCTTGTCATCCTCCAACCTCTGCTGTGATAAAATGCAGAGTTATCCATTTGCCTTGCTTGTGTTGGTTTTGATGTTATCCAACTTCTTTTCTTTCCTTTAGGTAATGTTGGCATAATATTTAGCTTCTTTAATTATATCTTTATTTTCTTTTATCTTCTTGCCCAGTATTTTAAAAAACATTGTAAGCTCTTCTTTGTATTCATCATGAGCCAAACAATAACCCAATGTGCTTAACATATAAATATTCCTAATGTATTCATGCTCATTGGTCCACTTGTATTCCTTGCTCAACTCTTTCAATATGTTTACAGTTTGCTCTAAGCATTCTGTTGTTGAATATGTTATCTCTAAATCTTTAGGCATTAAGTTCTGTTATTATATAATAATACTCCAAATCAACTTCTTTAATATATGCTAAGTTATGAAAATAATCTAATAGTTTCTCTCTTTCTCTTCCTTCCCACATTTCATGGCAACCTTTTCTTTCACCCATTGACAAACAATGTAGTGTTATGTTTCTCCTATCAGTTACCAAATCACCTCTTCTTGATCTTGGTATTATATGTGAAAAACTTAAAGGCACAGCATTGCCATGTTGCCCACAACCAGAACAACAATTCTTTTCTAATAATATCTCATGATATATTTTTCTCAGCTCTCTTTTTATTTTCTCTTGTTTCTTACTCACATCAAATACTTATCCAGTTCTTCTTTACATTCCATAAATCCTTTGCAAATGACAGCCTTGTAACCTCTTTCATTTAATGCTTTAATCCATTCCTTTTGTGATGCTGTTGCCCTTCCTTTTTCTGTTTTTAATTCAATAAATAATCCATGATATAAATGATTTGGCTCACATATTTGTAAATCTGGAAAACCAGCCCAATACCCAGTTTTCTTTGCTTTCTTAGCTTGACTTATAGATGTTCTTATTCCACCAAGAGATGCACAGAATCTTGCTTTAGGATATTGCATTCTAATGTAATTAACCACGTGCATCTGTAAATCAGTTTCATTCATAAGTTGGTAAATTTATCCCTAATGTATCGCTGCTCCAATAACTAACATGATTCATTAAATCACTAAACTCTTGCTTTGTCAATGTTGATGTGCCTTTTATATATGCTTCTTGATAACCCTCTGCATCAACTCTTTCTCTACTTAAAAACTTATAAGATATAAGTTCTTTTGTTTCTTCTTTTGTGTAGCCAGTATGATTGCTTATTATCTCAATCCATTTCCAAAACAAACTGTTCTGATCAGCTGTTCTATTATTATTCCTTTCTGTTATTTTTATAACAACATCTTTTCCCTCAAACTGTAATAATTGTTCTTGGAATTGTTCTTTGTTATTCAATATCAGCTTCGCCTTCTTTATTTTTCCGTAATTTTTCATTGTTCCATATTGTTGTATGAATAGCATAAATTACAACTCCCAAACCTAAAACCATAAGTATTGGAGTTAGTAAAATTGATATTATTATTTTAAGTAAATCTATCATGTTTAAATATATATATTATTTTTTAAATTAAACTAAACGAATAACCACAATGTTTTTTTTGTTTCTTTCATAAAGTTTTTTATGTTCCTCAGTAAGCTCTGTTTTCCAACTGTCTTTTATTTCAACACCAGTTTCTCTAAACCATTCCAATAATTGTTGTTTAGTGCCAATTAACCGAATATCTCTGCCAATGCTATCATAATCAGCTATGTAGCCCCCATTAACACCTTTCTCGTAACTCCATGCCTTTGTAGGCAAAAGAGATGGCTTTAGCCACCAATCTTTTGCAACTAATTGATCTTCTTGATTATTCATCTTTTTGTGGTATTTCAGACAATTCGCCATTGTCTATGTTAATGCTTACTTTTCCATAAGTTTTTTCAAGTTCCTTTTGCATATCATCAAACTCCTTTTCAATCTCATTCATTTGATGCAATATCTTATGCTTTTGATTTTCAAGTTTTCCAAGTTCCATATGTACTTCATTTAGTTTGCTTACATTTTCTTGTAATGCTTTTAATTCATCTTCTGTTAAATTTGTTGGTTTTGCCATTTTTATTTATTTAATTATTAGTTTTATTAGTTTTCTTTATTTTCATTTTTTGTTATAGAATTTATTATAAAATCATTTGTTTCATGCCATTCTATATCACATTCATTGCTACAAAATATTTCTGTATTATTAATATATGCATAGCAATTTATGCATTCATCATCTTCTAATTCAATTATTTTTTTGGGATATAATTCTATAATTCTCATAATATTAATTTAATAATTTAGTTTCTTGTCTGTAATTTAATCTTTTATCTTTTTGTTGTTCTGGAATATCCTCATTGTTCCATATAATAGACCTCCAGATTTTAATCCATTTATAATAAGTTTTTGCATTTATACTAAAATCATCTGTGTTTCTTACTCCATTCCAAAAGGCTTGTTGTATATCTATCCACAATAAGTTTTTAAAAGATTTCTTTAAATCATAAGCTAAACTCTGAGCCATTAATACTTTAGTTTTAGCATCAACATTATGCTGTCCAAGATCAAGATATGTTTTAGATAATAATTCAACACACATCTTAGTTAATTCTGATTCACTTATTTTTTTTATCATTTTCAATTTGTTTTAATATATTCATTGCCTCATTATGTGTTTGCAGATGTTTATCCACTTTACTAATTCCAACACTATTGAGCATCCATTTAGATTCATTTTTAGCCCAAGTTTTGAGCCTTCTTGATGTTGCCCAAGTTTTCATGGTGTCTTTTTTCATTATGCCTTTTTTTGTTGGCTCACTCCAATATTCAAAAAAATCATTAAGCATCTCTTTTGTAAAATTATCAAAAGCCATAACCTCATTAAAAAATTCAATTTTACTGTTATCTTTATTAGATTGATTATTTATTATATTATTACTTACTTGTGTTTGATTATCCGATGTCGGAAAAACCGATTTCCGATAATCGCACTTCGGTGATTCAAAAACAGTATAATCAACTCCCAAAAACATTCCGTCTTCTCTAATTTGTTCTCTTTCAACATATCCACATTTTATAAGCTCATTCATTGTTGTTCTTATAGATGCTTTGCCTTCTTTTAAAATGGCTTCTAATCCACTAATAGATAATTTCCAAGAATCACTAAAGCTCAACAGCATAGCCAATAAGCCTTTAGCTTTTAAAGACAATCTTCTATCCTTAAAAATACGATTACAGATAGTTGTGTAATCTTTGCTTTTTATTACTCTAACTATGTCCATTTAGTAAGTTTTTTAATATCGCCTCCATTACATTTACAGTTATTGAATTGCCACATTGTTTATATCTTTGTGTATCACTAACTCCTTCTGTATGATTATCTGGAAACCCTTGTAATCTCTCACATTCTATTGGAGTTAATCTTCTAATTTTATCTTGTTTTAATATAGGAGGCATTCTGGATAGTTCAGTTTCTGAATTTTTAGATGCTGTTAAACAAGGAGTTGTTTTGTCTTTTCTTTTTCTTAAACCCTCATCATTTCTATAATCTGCAACCCATTCTATTATTGTGTTATCAGTTGGACATAAATCTGCATTAGCCCTTAAACAATTTGCAATATTATCTTTTTTTAAATCTTTTGGATTCCATTGAAAACCATTACCTTTTACCTCATGTTTGTTTTTATGATTTTTAAATCCTTCAATCATTTTATCACTTAAATAATACTTATCATTTACATTAATTTGTAATAAATCTTTTAATTTTAATTTTAATGGTATTTCTTTTGGAAATCTAAAATTATTATCAGCATCATCTCTTATGCCTACAATAAAAATTCTCTCTCTGTTTTGTGGAATACCAAAATCTTTTGTGTTTAATACTTTGTAATATATATGATAACCTAAATTGTTAAAAGGCATTAAAGACATTTGAGTATTTGTAGTCAAGGCAAGGCAATCAATTATTGTTTGAAAAGTTTTACCATTATCATGAGAAAGTAATCCTTTTACATTTTCAGCAATAAAATATCTTGGTTTATGTTCTTTTAAATATCTTAATGCATCATAAAACAATGTTCCTCTTGTATCTTCAAAACCTCCTCTTTTACCAGCCATAGAAAATGCTTGACAAGGAAATCCAAAAACTAAAAGATCAACATAAGATAAATCTTTCATATCTAAAGCAGTTACATCTACATACATATTTTTACAATTAAAGTTTTTTAAATATGTTTCTCTTGCATATTTATCAATATCACAAGCAAATTCTATTTCATGATTAACACCAAGATTTAATAATGCTTGTTCTGGGCTACCTATACCACTAAAAAATGTTCCTACTTTCATTATTCAAATAAACTTAATTGTCCACTACCACCCCACAAAACTGTTTGTCTTTCAATACTATTTAAAACCTCAACTTGGCTTTTTATTCTTTGTTTAAGGCTTGTTATATAATCATCTATTTCACCAATATTTTCAGCAACAAAATAACCTTTGCTTGAACTACATAATCCAGGCAATTGATTTGTTATTCTTATAAAATTAATTAGCTTTCGTAATCTTGGACCAACAATGTTTAATGACTTACAAATTACTGTTGAGGTTACAGCCTTGTTTCTTCCTATTTTTGGACTCAATCCCTTAATCAACTTTTCTACTAAATCAGTTTCATAATTTGTCAATTCATAAGTATATTCCTCAAAGCCTTTAATCATTTTTTATAGTGTTTAAGCCATCATTAATTTCATTTAATAATCTTTTTAACTCTTTTCTTTTTTCATAAAAACCAGCTCCATAAACATTGAATTTTTGCATTTCTGCAATAAATTTGTCAAAATTTTGTTTTACTTCTGCATAATTGTCCATTTCAAATCTAAATTTATGAACATGGTGAACTGATGTTGCATGATTAAGATTCTTGATATATAATCTCATGTCTTTATGTTTTATTTCAATGTAATTATATAAATAATACAAAAACATTCTTTTAGCTTTTATTGTTGGTCCTTGTCTATTATTATTATTTGTAATATCTCTGCTTTTAGCCTTGTATATCTTACAACAAGTTTTTAAAGCAAAATAAACTATTCTATCTCTTGTATTCATTTTATTGATGGTCTAATTCATCTTTTCCATAAGTATTAAATAAGCCTATGGTTTTAATAATAACTCTTGCTAAAGCCCTTTTTTCTGCAATCTCAACTTTAAAATTTTGTCTGCAATTTTCTGTTGATGCACTTCCAAATGTTTCCATTTGCTTTAACCATTCACCATCTTGATCTTGTAAATATGAGGATGCTTTTATCACTACATTTTCCAAAGAACAACAAATGACTTCATATTCCACTTGTATGTTTTTTTGTAATTGAATGGATTCAACTCCACTTCTTGTAATAATTACAAATCCTCTTTTATCTTTATAAATATCCTTTTCAGATAAATTATAATCCTTATATATTTTTGTTAATTCGTTTCTATTCATAATCTGTCTAATAAAGCCCCGAGCATTAATAATCCAACAGAGCAAATTGATACTATTACAAAAGAGATAATATTTCCAATAATCTCTTGCTTTGTAAGTTTGTCTTTTATTGTATAGTTAACAATATCTTGTTTTTTAAAGAATTCAGTCATTTCAACTGTATTCAATAAATATTGTTTTTTATTTTGTTTGTGAGTTATAATATGTTGTTTCATAATAATATTTATTAATTAATATATTTAAAAAATTCATTTAGATTTTTACAATTAAAAAATAAATCTATTTCATCAAAACCTAAAAACCCAATTTCATTAATTTCTATATTATCTGCATTAGTATTTGGATTTTGTTTTATGTAATTGTTAAGCATATTTTGACTTTTTAAATTTGCTATTGTATTAAATTTATTATCATATATAACAATATTATAATTTTTCATAATTTTTATTTTAGTTATTGATTTTATTTGTATTGCTAAATTACATAAACTTTTTAACATAAAAGCATAAAATGTCAATAAACTTTAGTTTACATGATATAAAGACATAAAAAAAAGCCCTCAAATGAGAGCCTTTTTCTAACAAATATCAAATACTATGCTACATATTATATACAAAAACAGCTACAAATATATAAAATTATATTACAATTTTGAAAACTGTTTGTTTTTTTAGTGTTTTATCAAGGCTTTTTGCATTGTAAGATGATAACTCTTTGTTTATAGGATAACCATTAAATCCTTTAGTATGTTGTAAATCAATCCTTATGTCATGCCTTTCCTTGTCTTTCATAATATATATGTTCTGAGCTGCTCTGGAGCTTAATAATAATGCATTTTCACTATAAGAATTTGCTCCAACTAATGAACTTGATCTTGCAAATAAATCTGTTATCTTAGTTTCATGAAGATGCCCACACATCATAAAATCAAGTATTATTCCATTCCTTGCATATTTACTCATAACCTTTGCTATTTTGTCCGATTGCATATTTTTAAGCTGGTGACCATGTATTAAAAGGCAATTATGTCCATTAACCTCAACAACTAATTCTAAGCCTCCAGATGTAATAAAATTAATATCTGGCAATAATAACCTCAACACCTCAAATATTGTAAAATCATAATTATCTGTTGCAACAATATCAACCCAACCAAGTTCATAAGCTCTTGATTCATTTCCACTAACACAACCAACACTAATATTTGCAACACTGTTTAAATCTAAAATAAAATGCTTTAATAAGTGAACACCTAAAAATGTTGCTTTTGCTCTATTTGTTGACATTGCCAATTTTTCATCTAATCTTCTATCTGAGTTTAGTAAATCACCAGTTATTGCAATAAATATCTCATTGACATTATAAAACTTGGCATATTCTTTAATATGATGTGCAAACTTCTGTAATCTCTTAGATGCAACCTCAAAATCATATTTGTTATTTTTTAAATCTACCAGCTCATTAAAATGAGTATCTGCTATTTGGACAATGATTGCTTGTTTACCTTTACTTGTATGCTGCTTTATTGTTGTTTTAAGGCTCTCTGCTTTAAGCAAATCAATCAATGCCTTGTTGTACTCAACTAATGCATTTTCAAGCCTTGAATGTTCTCTAAATGCTTTATTTTTTATTCTATTAAGATCAGCTTGTTTCTGGCTTCTCTTTTGTAATAAAATATTGTGTTGGATTATTTCCTTATCAGCAATGACATATTGAATTATGTCTTTTATTCTATGCCTTAATGTGTGTTTTTTTACTTTAAAATGATATTTATCAATAAGATGTTGAGCAATGGCTTGATAACCATTTCCATTCCAAAATAAAGAAACTATTTCATCTTTATATTCTAAATATTTTGATTCCATTTAGTATGTCCAAATTACACCTTGTATTTTATCCTCATCAATATCAACATGAATAAAATTATGTCCTATCCCAAACCTTGTAAATCCAGCTTCCATTAATGCTCCTAATATTACAGCTCTTTCTCTGCTATTTTTAACAAGAATGTCAGCTGCTAATCCTTTAATATGTGAGCTTGTAGGGTTTTTAATTGATTCTGCATGATTCTCACATCTCCAGCCACTTGTTATAATAAAAGGTATATCAGAGCCATCTTCGTTCTTAGAATGCTCTCTTGCAGCTGATAATATTCTTACAAATGTTCTGTTAATTTTATTCTTACCACAACAATTACAAGCAAATTCTCTTAATTTAAAGTATTTCATATAAATGATAAATTTTACAACCTTTTACTTCTTTAACAAATACCCTTTTATACTTAGTTTTCTCCTCAACCTTATTATATTTAGGATTTAAACTGTTTAATTTACGTTTCTTAGCCATTTAATTATATTTACCCATTTCACCCTTATGCTTTCTTTGATTGCCATATTTTTTTGTTCTTGTATCAATACGTTTTGCGTAAACATATTTTTTTTCAATTACTATTTTTTTACAAACAAGACTACCAAATTGCATCTCTAATGAGTTTCTTGTTTCTGCATTATAAAATTTAGTCATTTCTTTTATTCTTAATCTTTTCAAAACTACGACCACCAAAATAAGCTGTATAAATAACAATTAAAAGTGTTTGATAAACTGGCACAAACTCTTCTTGAATTTCAAATGTTCCTATATTCCCACTAAAAACAGATATTATTACAAACATAAAAGTTAAAAAAGCCAAAGCAATTGGTCTAATATTTTTTGTAAGTAAACTCCCATTATTATCACTAAGCCATCTGCTTGTAACTTGTTCTTGCATTGATTTCTCATAATCAAGCAACACTTCTTTTATTTCTTTTTTAGCTTGTAACCTTTCTTGATCAGATGTTGTTAGCTTATCAATTGTGTTTCCAACCTCTTTAACTAATTCACCAGAATTAAATAATTTATTAAAAAATCCCATTATTTCTTTTTAAAGTTCCAATAGTAAAGTTTATACATAGAAATACTTATTGCTAAAACTAAGGAAATAAACGTCAATATTTCATTGCACTCACTCAAACTAATACCAATTGCAGATGCGTTTGGGATAACTATTTCCAAAGTATCTTTTAAATCACTATTCATTGTCCCAAGGTAAAGGCAAAGTTTCCTCAGTTGGATTCTTTTGCAGTTCAATATTTGCAGCTAATTGTGCATCCATTTCAGCTGGAGTTGGCTCAGTCATTTCATTTAACCAAGCATCAACATCAGCTTCTGTTAAATTTTCGTAAAGCACAAAATCATTTGGATCTGGTGATGTCAAAGGCATAGCCCCATATACATCAGCATAATAATAATCAGCTTGACCTTCTGTTCCTTCTGATGCTGAACGCCTCCAGTGAATTTGATTGACCACATTTTTAAGTTCTTGTCCCTCAACAGTTTCTTGTATTACACAATCCATTGAAGATATTATCCATTTATAAGTTATCATTTTTTTTTATTTATTTAATTATTCAAAACTTGCAATAGTACGAGTTACCACTGTACCACCCACATTTATTTTACATTTTATTGCTCCATCAGCTGAATCCATATATATTGATGATTTACCAGATGCTGGATCAGCTGGAGTTGATATTGCATTTAAAGTTAATACATCATCTAATTCTAATACACTTTGAACTCTTGCCTTTCCAACAACGTCAAATTTATATACAGCTCCAGGTGTGCCTCCAATAGCTAAATTTCCAGATTGCAAAATCATACTTGCTGAGCCTCCTTCTAAAAATTTAATTCTATTATTGGTAGTGTTTAAAAGTAAACCACCACCAGAAATAAAACCACCAGTTCCATCCATAATTATACTACCAGTATGTGTTGAACTTTTTAAATCTAATTTAGAAAAATGAACTGTGTTTTCTATTGTTGCATAACCACTACCAGCAGATGTACTTTTAATGTGTAAATCTGTTGATGGATTAGTTAAGCCAATACCTAATCGACCAGCAGATGTCAAACGCATTCTTTCAGTATTAGTATCAACAAATAAAATATTTGCATTTATACCAGTATTTAATGTAAGGTTTTGTGTGCTTGAAAAATAGTCAGAAAAAATACTTTTTAATCTAATAGATGTATTTGCACTAAAAATTGATGTTGCACTAAAATTTACACTTGTTCCAGCTAATGAGCCAGTTAATGTAGTTGCTCCAGCAGAATCTATTGTTGCTCTTGTAGTGTTGTTTGTTTTTAAAGTTAAACTACCAGCTTCTCTGTTATTGATTGTAAAACCAGTTCCAGAAGAAACAAAAGCTGTACCATCAGTAGAGGCTGTTCCAGTTGTTGAGTTAGTAAACTTTATCTCTGAATGATTAGATGCGTTTATATGCAAACCAGTACCGCCAGATTGCAAAGCTGGGCTTGTAACACCTATGCCAAGATTACCTCCAGATGTTAAACGCATTTTTTCTGAGCCATTTGTTGAAAAAGTTGTTGAGTAAGCCCCAGATTTTATAATACTTAAATCTTGACTACCAGCAGAAACAATTGTATTAGTAACCAATGAATCATCAGCATAAACATAGCCAGTTGCTCTAATGTTTCCAGTTGTATCTAAAGCATAAGCTGGATTTGATGTCCCAATTCCAAAATTAGCTCCAGAATTAAAGTATGTTGGATTAACTGGATTTGCATTTATACTTATTACTTGTGATTCATTTTTATCATAAATTTTTAACTCTGGATGTGCAGAAGCAACACCAGTTTCAAATAAAAATCTATCTTCATTATTTGTTTGTGAAGCAAACCTAACATTTCCACCAGTTACATTTAATATTGAGCCAGAATGATTAGTTGTTGTTCCAATAAGTACGCTTCCATTAAACAATGCATTACCATCACCATTTAACTTTAAAACATTAGTAGCATAGGAAGAGCCATTGGATGTGCTGCCATCATCTATGTTGAACGATATAAAGTTATTACTCGCCCCGTCACTTACTTTTGCCGTTAAATAATGCTGTCTATCTCCAGTACCTGTATTTCTATTATATCTACCTATACGCATAAACTTTTGTTCTGACTGCCACATATCAGCTTCAGTTCTAAGCATTGAAACACCATTTACATCTAAAGGAAATTGAGGAGTGTTGCTTCCCATTGATACACCTAATCTATCGGTAAATATTCCTTTTCCAACAACATGGAGCTTTTCACTTGCTGTTGTTGTGCCAATACCAATATTCCCATTTCCCCTAACACTTAAAACTTTAGTTGCTGTAGCACTATATTCAAGAAACATTGAATCATAACTACCATCCCAAACAGTTCCAAACGAAAAAGTTTGTGCTATATTTGAGCCTAAATATAATCTTGAATCACTATTACCTTCAATTAAAATACTCCCAACCACTTCTAACTTTTCGCTCGGACTTGTAGTTCCAATTCCCAAATTCCCTCCAGATGTCAAACGCATTTTTTCAGCACTTGCATTTGTCCATTTATGAGTAACTGCATTTGATTCTATTTGAATCCAATACAAAGAAGGATTTCCAAAATACATGTTTTTAGAATTAGCAGATGTTGGTCTTAAATAAGAATCTGTCCTATTAAATTCTATACCATAACCTTTTACATTTACAAAATCAGACACATTAGAATAATAAACTTTTAATTGCCTATCTGTTGAGCCATCTCCTAAAGTAATGTTTTCACCAGTTATATCACCAGTTGATGTTCCCCCAGCAAATGTTATTGAATTAGTCGTTGTGTTTCCATTATCTGTAACCTCTTGCAATGTATCAGCACTACCAACTTGAGCATCAACGTAATTTTTCACACTTAATGCTGTTGGAACATTTGTAACAGCTGCTCCACTCATTGTATCACTATTAAGCCAGTCAGTAATATTTATAGAACTTTTTGCAATACCAGTTGCAGTAATATCAAATCCAGCAACAGTTCCTTTTGTTTTGTTTTGGTATTGTGCAGCTAAGTCATTTTGATTTACTAATATTATTGAGCCTTCTAATATATCCTCAGTAATTAATTTACTTGTAACAGAAATACTTGTGTCACTTGCTCCTTGATCTGAACTAACAGTAAATTCAATAACATCATCACCATCAACATCTGCTACGTTTAAAACATCATTTGTTTTAAATACAGCTGTGCCAATAGCATTTATATTTATGCTTGTAACTGGCACTTGTTGTTGAACTACAACCTTTTCAATATAACCTTCAAAAGCTGCACTTGCTTCAAATATAACATCAGTTGATCCAGCACAAGTTGAAAAAACTTCATAAGTTCCAGATGCACTTAAAACAGTTGAGTTGCCAGAGCTACCTGCTTTTACTGATAATCCACCAGCACTTAATGTTAATGTAACAATTATTTTATATGTTAAAGCATTGGTTAAGGTATCTTGTTTAATATCACTTGTTGAGCCAGTTGGTGAAAAAACTGCTTTATTACTTGAGATGCTCCAGCCAGTTCCTTTTGTCCAACCAGAATCACTTGCAAATATTCCATTTACAGCAACATCATTTCCATAGGCACTTTTAATTGCAGAAACAGTTGTTATATAACTATTTTGAGTTAGCTTATTTACTAATGTATTTGTTTGTGGAGTTTTTTGCCCTATTTTATTAGTCTTATCTTGTAAAATATCTGGACCAATTATTATGTCATCAGTTTTTGTTAGTGATTGTGTATCTCTTATAATTTGATATCCTTGATAATCAACCTCATCTTTTAACAAATGAAATGATCCACTTTTAAATATATAATAAGGAGTTGTCCCAGTTGCACTATAACCTCTTAATCTACCAATTGGATTAATGTAATTTGGTCTTGAGCCACTACCATCATTTTGATTTTTATTTGTTTCACCAATTACAAGCCTCATTGATGGACTTTCAATGACTTTAGTTTGTCCATAAAGATATTCAGACAATAGCATTTCTGTATAACTATTACTTCCACTTGTTGAGCCTAACCCCCAAGTTCCAATAACATTAGATTTTACAAATGAACTACCATTCCACACTTTTAAACTACCTTCCGAACTTGCAAGTAATGTATCACCCCAAATTAAATCACCAAAATCAACTATTTCAGAATCTTTAGTTATTGGATTTGGACTAACAGAAACAAAACTACCATACAAAGCTCCAGATGAACTTGCATTTACAATAAGCAATTTACCTTCAAATGGATTAGTATTTAGTTGTGATGTATAAGAAACTATGCTATTTGATGTTGTTGGATTTAAAGAATAATTAGGATTGTATGATGTTGGCTGATTAGTTTGCCCAATAACAGATGGATTTAAAGGAGTTTGATAATTTGGATTTAATGTATTTGTCCAATATATAGTTGATGAGCTTGGTGTGTGAATTACTTGTGTATTAAATAATCCATTTTGTGCATATAGAAATTTAAAACTACCACTATTACTTCCCCAATTATCTATGTCGGTATAAATATCCCAATCACCAGTTAATGTTAATGCTGAGCCACTAACATCTTTAAATTCAATTTGCTGATGAAAACCAACCTTTGTTTGTGTGCCAACAATGTTATCTAAATTAGACCTCCAAATTGTCTTTTTAAAATTTAGATTTGCTGTTGTTGCATTTTCCCAGTAATATTTAGGAGTATTAGATGCATCATATCTTAAATAATAAGTTGTTGAGCCATCAGTTATATACATTCTAAATGTTAATGTCATGGCTAATGTTCCACTATATGCAACATCCATTGTTACATCTAATGGTATTATTAAAATCATGCTTCCATCAACAGAAACATCACTAATTGTATCTTGATAAATTACATCAGTTTGTCCAGTTGTTAAATCATATGGCAAACCACCAAAATAATTTTTATTTCCATAATCAATAAATTTAGCTTGTGTCCTTTTTAATTGTGGTAAGTAATTAAAATCTGTGCCAGTTAATTTTTGGATGCCACCCTCAACACTATCTATTAATAAATTATATCTTGTCCAATATGAATCACCTAAGTTATCAGATGAACCATCAAATGCTCCAGTTTTTGTATATGTTCTTGTGTCAATATTATCTGGATTTGCATAAGTTCCAGATTCGGCTGTGTTATATTCTTGTATTTGTACTATATAATAAATGTGTTTCCAATATATAATTCTTGCCCCCCAATGTTTTAATAAATTTTTGAGTACATCATAACAATTAACAACTGTAAAATTTTCATCCGAATCCTTACTAAAAAACATTTTAGTATTACACTTGGTTTGATAAAATGGATCAGTTGATTGTGTTATTGTAGGCATAACACTATTAAACCAGTTAATTGCAGTTGTGAATTTATAATCTTGTGTAGAGCCTTGAGTTGTTGTTGATGCTCCAGATTTAAGCAGTATTTCTTTTAACCAATATGTAAATCTTCCATTGTTTGAATACATATCAGAATCTGTATAACTTCCAGCAGTTCCAGATTTTGAGAAATCAATTTCTTTAAGCAATGATAAGCCATCAACAGCTGTTAATGTTACTGGATAAGGATAATATAAATCTGGTGATGCACTTAAATCCATAAGCACAAAACCACTCCACAATGGAGCTACTGAACTATAATCACTTGAACTTGCCCTATATAAATGAATATAAACATCTTGCTCATTAAATTGTTCTCTTATATTTTTTATAAAAGCATCTTGAGTTGTATTTGTTACCATAAATGGTAACTCTAACTTACTTGATAATATTGGGCTGAATCTATCTTGTTCATCAGTTCCGTAAGTTATAACTGGTCCTCCAGCTCCTATTGAAATTTGTGATGCACTTCCACTATAACCTTCAACCCAAATTTCTAAGTAATAATCCCAATCATTATAACTTTTAAAACTGCTATAAAACTGTTTTGCTAATGCCATAAATTAAACTGATCTAAATCTGTTTATACTCCCTCTTTGATTTGCTAAAAAAATATCGTTTCCACTTATTCTACCATAAACCTCAACTTGCTGAACACCTCCACCATTTATCATTCCTTTTAATTTATCTAATGGAGCTACGACCTCCGGATTTGATGCTGTTGTTCCAGCTCCCTCACCAACCAAAGCCATTGTTGGACCAGTAACCAAACCACCACTTGCTAAGCCTAAAATTGATGTTTTTGCAGCTGTAAATGCTTTTCCAATTGTCATATCTTTTCCTCCTAATAATATGTTAATTGCTGTCAATACTGCTAATTGCATCAATAGTTGTTTTATTGCTTTTTTCATGTTTTCTATAAACGAACTGAAAAATCCTTCTTGACTATTTGCAGCACTCATCATTGCACTAAACATTACATCACCAAATAATTGAGTTGCAGCGTTTAATTGTTTTTGAGCTTCGGCTGCCATTGTAGAGCTTTCTTCTCTTTCCTCATAGTATGTTCTCCATGCTCTTCCAGTATCTAATAAAACTGGCTTTAAAGATTCTATTTTTTTTGTTATACCAGCAATTCTTGTTTCTACTTTTTTCTCTTCGTCATCATCACCAGTTACTTTAATATTTCCAAAAGTTGAGAATTTTTTTAGTTTTTTTCCACTTGGATCAAATAATAAAGATGGCTCACCCAATTCATCAGTTATTTTTTTTAACTCTTTTACACTACTTGTAAAGTCATCAACATGTTTTTTTGAATTTTTAAACTCTCTGAATTTATCAGTAACAAACATAGCTGCAACACCAATTGCAGACAAAACAACAGCAATTGTTGATGCTGACATTGCAGCAAAAAATCCTATAATAGCCGAAAGAGATGCAGCCAATATTCCTAAAATTGTAATTACTGGACCAACAGCTGCCAATATTTTTGCGTAAAAAACTATATTTTCTTTTTGTTCTTTAGTTAATCCAGAAATTATTTTTGTTAGCTTTTCAAAACCCTCAGTTAATGGCTGTAATTGTTCTGTTATTATTTCACCAAACTCTTCACCAACATCACCAATTGCATTTCCTAAAGCCTTAAATGCTCCCAACCCTTTATCTCTAATTGCTTCAGCTTGTCCCTCAAATTTTTCTGATAATGATTGAGTTAATACAATTGCTCTTTCTTGCTGACCAGTTACTCCTTTTAATCCAGTATTAAAATATCTTGCTAATGCATCAGTAGTTGTTGAAACTGATTTACTTACTAATGATGTTGCGCCTACCAAATCCATGCTTAAGCCAGTAGCCATGTTTTGAATCTGAGGAATTAACATAGTGATTTGATCTTCTGTTAATCCTAATGAGGCTAACAATGCTTGTGCTTTTATTGTTTCCTCATCACCAAATAAAGTTTTTGTTTGTAATTCTTTAGCTTGTGCAATTAATCTTTGCTGTATATCTTCACGACCTTTTAAGGCTGTAAGTAATTTTGTTTCTGCAACTATTTGTTCATCAAATGCTTTTACAGATGCAGCTGCAAATGCAGCCAATGGCAATGTTAAACTTCTGGTTAAGTTTTTACCAGTTCTCTGCATAGATGTACCAAATTTTTTGATACTTCTTTGAGCTTTTTTCATTGCTTTGTCAAAGCCTCTTAAATCAGCTCCAAATGCAATAGTTAATAAACCAACACTCTTATTTGCCATGCTCACTCATTTTTTTAATATATTCAGCTTTTGCTTTCAATTTCTCGTAATCTATTTTCTTATCCTTTTTATCCCACTCAAACTCAATCAAATCAGTTGGCTTTATTTTTTTACCTTTTGCTATTTGAATATTTAGTAACAAAGTAGTTTGCCATCTTGTTCTTTCCCACTTACTTCTTTCCCTTATATTCTCAAGCTCATAAAAGCCATCCAACTTATTCCAAAAATGTTTAGGCAAGTAATCATAAAACTCTTTTACTCCCATGCCTAACTGTCCAAAAGCAATTCTCTCTAATCTCTGCCAAGTAAGAGCCTCTATTTCTTCTTGGCTTTCTGCTTTTTTCCAGTATTACCGCCCATTTGTTCAGCCAATATTTCCATAGCCTTTCCAATACTATCAAAATCACCATCAATTAAATCAGCTAAATCATCAACACTTAAATCACAATCTTGCTTTGCAGCTCTATGTCCATCTTCTATGCCACAATATATTAAAGTTAATGCATCATCTAATGTCATGTCCACACCAAGTTTATCTAAATCTTGTAATGATGTATTTGTTTTAGATGAATATTTTCTCAATGCATTAAAACCAAACTTAATTGGCAGTTTTTCTTTATTTATTTCTATAAAAGTATAATTCATTTTTTGTTTAGTTTAGTAAGGATTGGAGCAATGGTACTAAACAAAAAGTACCAAAGCTCCTCACCTAAGTTTTTAGTTTATTGTCTGAGTTAATACCCCAGTTCCTTCAATACTCATTGAATAAGTTGCAGTATCTTCCGTTCCACCAGTTAAACTTACAGATGTAATAAAACCAGATCCAGAGTAACTTATATCACTTGTTGATGCAGTATCACCAAAAATAAATGTTACAGCTTGTCTTGCGTTTAAAACATTAGTTTCTAAAACATCATCAACACCATCAGTTAAAGCTGATCCACCAGCATTAGTCCAAGCATAAGCTCCATCAATATCAATTGAGAAATCTCTTAATCCTTCTAAAATTTCTTTATAACCTCCAGATTCTTTGTTTGTGATTTCTCTTGGTGAATGATTAACATTCAAAGTACAGTTTTGAGCAAATGCAACAAGATTAGTTGTTCCAGTGCTATAAACTTTTATTTCAGTTCCATTTAAAATAGCCATTTTTTTTCTTTTTTATATTAATTAATTATTTTCTTCGGCAACTTTTTGTTTTGCCTTTTTTTCTTTTTTTTCTTTTAAGTAACCATTATCTTTTAAAAAAGCAATAGTTTCTTCATTTCTTATTTCCATTTCAGTTCCAGCCATTATTACTTGACCAGCATACCTCCAATTTTTACTTAATTTTATTTTCATATTATTTTCTTTTAACTTGTCGGATTAATTTGTCTAATTTCAAAATCTAAAGCCTTTCTATAAATTCCAGCATCACCACTTGTATCATCAAAAATATCATTATAGCTTTGAAATTGACTTGATTGTATTTGTTCACCTCCATATGTTCCCTCATTAATTCTATCCATTGCAACCCTAATCTTCTGAGCTAAATCAGAGGCTTGTGAATATGTTTCACTATAACAAGAAATCATTACATCATTTGTATCTAATGTTGATGCTCCATCTTTTGTATCATTTGGCTGAACTCCAGTAACATCATAAATAATAAAAGGAAATGTAGTAGTCTGAGGAGCAACATTTGGAAATATTCTTGTGCCTACCAATGTGCTAACATCACTATTAGTTGATAAAATATTATATATTGCTTTTCCTATTTCCATTTAATATCCAAATTTACCATATTTCTGCAACTTTCTTTCATGGCTTTTTATTGCTTTTGCCATTACAAACTCAGCATCATTCATTGAGTTTTGTGTTACTTTTAAATATGCACTTTGCCAAGCTGGCTTTATAAATGGCTGGTCTGTTCCATAACCTCTTCCACCAAATTTAACCTCACTACCATATTCAATCCATGCTCCATAATAACCACTCTTGTCTTTACTTTTAAATCTCCCTTTTACTCTTGGACCAACAAAACCACCTAAATATTTCCTACTTGCTCTTGTTGTAAAATATCCAATACTCTTTTTTAATTGTTCAGTTCTTTTTTTATCCTTTTGATTCTGTTGTCCAGTCAAGCCATTAAGATTTGATTTTGCGCCTTCAATAAATGGCTTACTGTTTTTTCTCCAAAACTTTTGCCAAATAGAATTTTTCTTAACTTGTTTAGGTAATTGCATAAACAAATCATTTAATTCTTTTGTTCCTAAAACTGTTATGTTTGACTTAGCCATTAATCTTTATTCTCACAAATTATTTCTAAAAAAGCTTCTCTTCCATCAATTTGATTTATAACTTTTGGAAAGTAATATTTATTATCGTAAGTTAATCTTGATTGTAAAGATAAATTACTCATGTCTAAATTTCTAATATAAACATGTAGCTTTGTCATTCCAGTTATTTTTTCACTTTGATCTGTTACTTCACTTCCCCCCTTCCAATCTATTGCAGCCCAAACTGTACGGAAAGCAGAATAACTTCTTGTCAATTCACCATAGCTATTAGCAGATGTGCTTACTGTTTCAATTATTACTCTTCTGTCAAGTTCTCCTATTGTCATCCTACTATCTGAACTTTATATGTATCTAATAACCATTTAACATTCATTGGTAATTCAGTTGCAGTTTTACCAGTAATAACACTTGCTCTATTTTGATAAAAATTTCCTATTGTCAAAAGAATAGCTTGTTTTATAATCTCTGGCACATCACTTGCAGCACTACCATAACCAACTGTATATCTTGTTAAAACAGCATCATTTCTTTTTGTTATACTTGGAAAGTTTTGATTGTTAGCTAATTGTATTTGTGATGGCTCATAATTTAACTGAGTATCATAAACACTTGCACTTAATGTTTGCAAACTATTATTACTATCATAATATTTAACATAAGCAACAGCACTTACTTTACTTTTAAATAAAGTTTGTAAATCACCAAAATTACTTGCATATTGTTCAATAACAGTATCAATAAAAAATCTATTTGTATACTCTTCACTCAATTGTGTTGCAGCTTTTATAATAGATGTGATATAAGTATCATCGGCAGTTGTATCAACTTTTAAATGAGATTTAGCCTCAGTTAAAGAAACTGGATAAGTAGATGCTGGAGTAATTACTTGATATGTTTTCATATTATTTAGTTATAAAAAAAGGAGTGATGGTAATTCCACCACCCCTTTTTAAAAATTAATTATTATCTACTATGCTTCCAAGTTTTTGTGGAATGTAGAAGATTGAACAGCTCCAGCATCAACAAGAGATGTTAATACATATCTTGGCTCACCAGTTCCAGCTCCAGAGTAAATGTCATAAATCACATCTAATCCACCAAACTGTGCGATGTGTACTTTAGAGAAATCTCCAAATAAAGCAGCAGTTTTTGAAGCAGTTCCACCAGAGTTTAAGTTAGATGTAATAAATGAAAAATATCCATTTAATCTCTTATCAGCATTATCATATAAAGCAGAAACAGAAGCAACTTGAGCTAAAGATTTAACATCAGCATAAGCAGCTGGATTTAGAATATAAGCCATTCTTGATCCTTCTAAATTAACATCAGCAGCTAATGTGTCAGTTTCCATTTTCTCAACGTTAGCAACAGAAATAACAGATGTTGCAGAAGATGTAGCATCTAAAAATAAAGAATTTGGAGCATTAGAAACATCAGCATTTCCTAAGAATGCAGATTCCATTGTTGAAGCAACTGATTGTGCCATGTTTCTTCTTAATGCAGCTTCAATAGATGCATTTTGAGTTACAGCCTCAGCTGATACGTTTACAATAGAAATACATTTCTTTGGACTTAAAGTTAAAGATGTTGCAGTTCCATTTGCAGCTGGAGCAGAGCCTCCAGTTTCAGCAACGAATCCAGAATTGATTGATGAAAATACTGGGAATTTCATGTTGTTTACTCCAGAATAAAAATTAGCTCCAGCAGATGCCATTACTAAGTTTGCTTCTAATTGATCAGTCCATGCCATAACTTGAGTTGCATTACCAGCAGCAGTTCCAACAGCAGCTCTTGTTAATATGCTTGAAGGAATACCAATTCCCTTGTAAGATTGTCCAGTATATCTTGACTCATTTCTTGCTTCTTGGTCCATTTCTTTTACAAGCCCTTCAATTCTACCAGTTGCAGCTTGTGCTAAAGCATCTTGAAAAGAATAATCTCTTATTTCTTTTTCTTCTTTTGTGCTTGTAACTCCAGAAATAACAGCAGCATTTCTTTTTATTGTTTCCATTTTTTCAGCTCTTTCTATTTTAGCATCTAAATTGTCAACTTCTGTTAACAATCCATCTACTTGATTATTTTCTTCAGAAGATAAATCTCTTTCCTCAGTTGTAGCAACATCTTTAATGCTTTCCAACTGAGAAATAATATCAGATCTTTCCTCTTTTAATACGATTGATGTTTTCATTTTTTAATTATTTTAATTTATTTTCTCTTTTTTAATTCAATATTTAATGAGATAAGAGAACCTCTCACTAAATTGTTTTCTTTTTCTTCAATTATTTCTTCTTTAGTTTCCTCAACTAAACTTTCTTGATATTCTTTTAAGCCTCTTTTTGCAACTACTAAATCACTTTCAGCCATGTTATAAGCTGGGTAAGTCACGGGGCTAACATCATAAAGTCTATCTATTTTTTTTATTGTTCTAATGTTGTTTCCTTCATCATCTGTAGACCATTCATCTTCTGCAACAGTAAAAGCAAAAGAGCTTTGTGTAATATCACCTCGCTTCATTGAAATAGCTAAATCTTTTCCATATGATGTTTCTGGCATTTCAAATTCATACTTTAATCCTCTTTCATCAGCTGATAATTTTAATGTTCCAGATGTACTTCTTGCAAGAATAAGATTTGGATCATGATTTATTAAACTACGAACATCAGAAGAATTAATTAAATCTTCATTAAACACTCCTCTTTCCACAAACTCATAGAATCCACCAAGATTATTTGATCTTGAATCATAAACACTTGCATAGCCAACAACAACATCTTTACCATCATCTGTTGAATCAACTCTTGTTTCTACGTTAAAAATTCTTTTTTCCATATTATTATTATTTTTTTTATTTTCTAATTGAGTATTACAAACAGCTAATCTTTGCTTTTCATCTTCAAAATCCTCAACCATGATTTCATCTGACATACATCTGTCAATAAAATCTTTATTAGTTTCATCTATATTAGGAGTTGGAATCGGCATCCTCTCCAATTTTGTCTATTGTAGTCATGTTCATTTGCATAAAATGTTTATCACCACCCTCAATAGAATTTAAATTTTCTTTTTGTCTTACTTCATTTATTGACATATAACCATTTGTGATTGCTGTTTTATATGCCTCAGTTCTTGACTTTACATCACCTCTTAACAATCCGTTTACATTAAACTCAATAAATGTTTTGCCTAACTCATTAGTTCTGAATAATTTTAGATTCATCTCTTGCTCTATTCTTGTAATATAAGGCATCAATGTATATGTTACAAACTCTCGTGATTGCATTTCAATATTATTAAAACTTGATTTGCTTAAATCTTTAAGCATGTGAGGTGGCACATTAAATATTCTTGCAACCTCTTCAATACTAAATTGTCTTGAACTTAAAAACTGAGCTTGTTCTGGACTAATAGAAATTGGCTTAAATGTTAACCCTTCCTCTAAAACAATTGTAGAATTACTATTTTTTAATTTACCATAGTTATTATTAAAACTTGTTTTTAGTCTTTGCAATGCTGTATCACTTAAAGCTCTATCAGTTTGTAAAATAGAACTTGGCTTTGCTCCATTAGAAAAGAATGTTGAGCCAAACTCTTCTAAACTAACACCCCAGTTTAAAGCCTTTGCACATTGGTCAATTGGACTTAATCCAGTCACACCATCATCAGTTATTGTTTTAAAATGTAAAACATCGGATGAATCTAAAACACTTCCACCATCTACTTGATAAAACAACTCATTATTATTTACAACTACAGTTACACTGCTTGGGCTTAAACATATTAATTGAACTGGTGTACCAGAATTATTTCTTACTATTTGCACATAACTATTTCCCTCAGTACAAATACTAAGCATTATAAACTCAAAAAATGTTATTTTATTTTGGTAATAGTTAGGCTTAAATTTTACAAGATTATAAATTGGACTTTTAGAATCCTCTAATTTATCACCATTAGCTTGTTTAGTAAAAACAGAAATAGGCAATGAAGAAACAGATTCAGCAAGTAATCTTATTGCACACCAAACAGCTGTAAGAGTTAAAGCCTTATCAGTATCAAAAACATTTGCATCTGGAAAAATTGTGTTAAGAGATAAATCTCTTTTTTGAGTTTTAGGAGGAATGAATACGTTTGTTATTCTTTCAAGTAAAGTCAATGTGAAATTTTTATTTTCACAATAATACGATTATAAAAAGCTATAAAAAAACAATGTGTGTGTTATTTATTAACATAATTATAAAACTATAACCTCTCTTGTATCATAAACACTATCACCACTTTCAGTTGTAAGATGACAACCTAAAGCCATGACTAAACTAACAACTGGATCAACTTTTTCTTTAGATTTATTTTTAGAAATCTTAATGTTTCCAGCTGGATCTTCTTGCAAAGCTACATTGCTAATACACCAATTCATGCAAGGATTATTATTATGTATAATATTTTTAGAAAGTATTTCAGCTTCTAAAGTTTTTGTTGGCATAGACATTGAAACAAATCCTTGTCCAAATGGATCCATGTTAGCCCCATCATTTTGCAAATCAATTACTAATTGTGATGCATTCCATCTGTCATAACATATTGACTGAATACGATATTTTTTAGATAGCTCATTTATCTTAGATTTTATAAAACTATAATCAGCAACATCTCCACTTGTTGCATAAATATGCTTATCTCTTAACCAAGAAACATAATCAACACCATCTCTTTCGCTTCTTTTCTTTGCGTTTTCTTCTGGGATAAATATATAAGGTATAAAAACAAACTTGCCATCTACATTAAACAGTAATACAAAAGCAGTTAAATCTCTTGTTGATGCTAAATCTAATCCACCCCAACATTCTTTGCCTTCTAATATTGAGTAATCAAAATCTTGATGACAAGCATCCCACTCACCAGATGTGAGCCATGCACTATGTGAATCTGTCCATTGATTAAGCATTAGCCTCCTAAATGTGTTTTGATATGATGGAACGTCAACAGCTCTTTGGCTTTCTCTTTCCATGTATTCTTTTCTTAGACTAACACCATAATTTGGATTTGCTTTTTTCCATGTAGATTCCAAAGTAATATCATCATCATTTTCTGCTTCATATATTACAGTATAAAAAGAATCATCTTTTATAGTTCCTTCATTTACTTTTTTAGCATAAGAATATATTTCATAACAAATAGATTGCTTATCATAACCAGCTGTTGTAATTGCAATTGTCAATGGCTGCCTTCTTGATCCAGTTGATGTTGTTAATGTATCCCACAAATCTCTATTTGGCTGTGTGTGTAATTCGTCAAAAACAATGCACTGGGCGTTAAATCCATGCTTAGTTTTAGAATCAGAACTTATTGCTTGATAATAATTTCCTTTAGATTCATTGACAATTGAGTTTCTAAATACCTTGCCTCTTTCAGATAATTCTGGACTTTGCAAAATCATTCCTTTGGCTATCTCAAAAACTATTCCAGCTTGTTGTCTATCACCAGCAGCACTATAAACTTCACTCCCTCTTTCCTCATCAGCAAATAACATATACAAACCAATGGCTGCACACAAAGTTGATTTACCATTTTTTCTTGGAACTTCAATAAATACTGTTCTATATTTTCTGAGATTTGTTTCTTTATTTTTCCAGCCAAATATGTCGCCAACAATTTTACTTTGCCACTCTTCTAATTTTAATGGCTTACCAGTAAGCTCTCCTTTTGTATGTGTTATGAATTGCTCAATAAAACCAATGGCTCTATTTGCTGCCTTGTCATCAAAGTAGAACTTAGTCAAAATAATTATTTATTTGTGTGTTGTTAGTTGTTACTGGAGCTGATATGTTTGCCCTTGCAACTGGAGTTAAGCCAAATTGTGTTGCTAATTTTAAAGCTGTATTTAAAGCATCTTTAGCAATCTTTTGATAAGGAACAGCTTGAGCATGTTTTATAGTTCCATCAGAATTTTTAAATACTTGTATCCTTCCTTTTTCTCTTAACATTGTTTCTGTTTCTATATACAAAGCCATCTCATTGCAGTAAGCTAATATTAAATTGAGATCAACATTATGTAACATGTTTAAATTAAAAAGTTGTGATGTTACTTTATACCATTCCTCAGCTCCAATTGTAGATAATAAATCTGGAGCATCTGGTAACTGACTAACCAAATCAACTTGCATTTCATTTTCTATTGTTCTGCTTTTCTCAAGTGTGCCTTGCATCTGTTTAATAGCTGTTGGTAATTTTTTTCTTCCTTTACCCATTTATCTTTTTAGCTTTTGATCCAGTAAACTGTTCCCATCTTTCAATTATAACATCACAATACTTTTCATCTAACTCCATGCCATAACATTTTTTATTTAACTTTTCAGCTGCTATTAATGTTGAGCCACTACCAAGAAACATATCTAAAACTAAACCATTATCAGAACAACTACTTTTAATTGCTCTTTCACAAAGAGGAATTGGTTTTAAAGTAGCATGTCCACCTTCATTTCCTTGTCTTTTATGTCTATCAAAATGCCATACATTATTAAAATTATCATGTGTATTATTAAAAAATGCTCTTGTGCTGTAAAATTCTTTTTTTAATTCTTCGTATTCTTTTTTTAATTCTTCGTATTCTTTTTTAAAAGCATTTGTGTTATTTTCTTTGCACCATTTTTGAAACGAAACATAAACTTTTTTAGTTGGCATATTCCATTGAGATTTACATGTCCAATGATCTCTTGACAAATCTGAATGCCCAGCAATTCTTTTCATCATAGGAACATCCCATCCAGCTTTTTTTCTTTCAGATAAAAGATAATCTCTTATAGGCTCCCATCCATCAAAATAATTATCAGCATTGTTATTAAAACCTTGAACACCACACATTACAAATAAGCATTTTTCGTCTGCAATTGCATAGCTTCTTGTATTGTCTGAATTTTGCCCTTGACCATTTCCTTTGTCCCAAGTAATAAGATTTCTAAAAGTTGCTTTCTGTTCTTTTATAAATGGTTTAAGTATTTCTGAATAAATATCCATAAGAGGCTCATCTATACCCCAACAGTAAAAACTTCCGTTATCTTTTAAATATGAAAACTGTAAAGGAATCCACTCTTTGTTAAAATTTAATAAGTCAGAATAATTAAGATTGTCATTTAAAACTCCATCATTTTCTTTTTTCATACCATAAGGAGGATCATTGTGTGCCATATCAGCTTTTTCTCCATTCATTAATTTAGCAACATCATCTGAGCTTGTGCTATCACCACACATGATTTTGTGTTTTCCAAGTTGCCAAATATCTCCTCGCTTTACTTTGCTTTCTTTTGCCTCTGGTATTTCATCATCATCAATTAACCCATCAGCTGTTGTTTCTTCTTTATCAAATAATTCATCTGGAGTAAATCCCCACTCAGTCAATTCCTCATAATCAAAATATTCTTTTACTAATTCATCATCAAAACTTCCACCATTTTTATTTAACCTAATATTTAATTCTCTTTCTTTGTTTAAAGTTAAATCTAATTCATTACAATCAATTTCTGTATTTCCTAAGTCAGCCCAAACCCTTAATCTTTGATGGCCACCAATAACAATATTTTTTCTTTCTTCATTTATATTTATTATAATTGGATCAACCAAACCAAATCTTGTGAGGCTATCTTTTAAATCTTGCTCTTGTACTTTGTTTATTTTTCTTGGATTGTATTCAGCTGCAATCAATTCTGTGATTTTTCTTTTTACTATTTTCATTATTTCTTTGTTAGTGTTGGCTCAGTTCTTATTAATGTAGGAAAGCCACCAAATTCCTTTTCAACCTCAACCATGTATTTTCCACAATTACATTTGGCCTCTCTTGTTCTGACTTTTGAATCGACAATTTCTAAAGTTGCTTTTTCAATTTTTTTTTCAATTTTACATTTTTTACAATAATATATAAACATAATATTTGGTTTTAGTTTGAACTTAAACTGTTAATATACCCATATCTCCAATTTTGCGTATGATATCGATAAAC